GTAGTATATCAGACTTATGGTGAGTCTTTTGGTGTTACGCCTGTGCCTAACGCTGCGTATGAGATTGAGTATGTATACTGGTCTTTCCCTTCGGACCTTACACTATACAATGACGTATCAGTTATACCAGATCGTTTTAAACACGTACTTATTGATGGTGCAATGATGTTTATGATGCGCTTCCGTAGCAACGAGCAGAGTGCTGCAATGCACCAGAATAACTTTGAGGATGGCATTAAGTCTATGCGCCGTGTCTTAATGGATGATGCTATTGAGATCCGCTCTACAGTAGTTACACGAGGTAGTACATCTTCTTTTAGTGGCGGTTACTAATGGCTGATAATCTAGCCTCATTTAAAGTCTTCTGCCAAGGCGGTCTTAACACTAACCGTGATGTGTTATCACAGGGTGAGACTTCCCCAGGCTCTGCCGTGGCTTTGATTAACTATGAACCTGCTGTTACAGGTGGCTATAGACGTATTAGTGGCTTTAGTAATGATTACGGTACAGTACCCGGTACAGGCAGTGTCTTAGGTTTGTGTGTAGCTAATGGTGTGAATGACGGTATCCTTGCTGCACGTAAGCCTTCTAGTGGTTCTAACTATTTGCATTACTGGGATGTCGGTACGGAAAACTGGGTAGCAGTTACTACATCAGGTTCCCCTACTATGACAGGTGTAACAAAGGTGCGCTTTAGTAGGTACAACTGGGGTACAGACAAGATTGTACTCACAGACGCAATAAATCCTGCTGCTACTTACGATGGTACTACTTACACGCAGATCACAGACAGCAATGCGCCCAGCGCACCTAAGGTGTCTCACGTATTTAAGAACCATTTATTCCTTGCTGGAGATACTACAGAACCTACTAACCTTTTCTTTTCTGCGCCTTACGATGAGACTAGCTTTGACCCTGCTGACGGTGCAGGTGTTATCAATGTAGGCTTTCCTATTGTAGCTATTAGGTCTTTCCGTGATGTTATGTACATCTTTGGTACGAACATTATCCGTAAGCTTGCAGGTAATAATATCTCAGACTTTGTACTTCAAGAAGTTACAGATGATCTGGGTTGTATGGCTACGGACAGTGTTATTGAGATAGCTGGTGACTTATTGTTTTTGTCTCAGGATGGGTATCGTCCTATCTCTGGCACAAACAAGATTGGCGATGTTAACTTAGAGTCCATCTCTCAAAACGTACAGTCTATTTTTACTGAGGTGGTTCTTCAAGAAGACTTAGATGTATTATCTTCTGTAGTCATTCGTGCTAAGTCTCAATTTCGTGTGTTCTTTGCTGTAGGTGAGTCTACAGGTCTAATTGCGGGTATGCGTTCAACACCTCAAGGAACTGCTTTTGAGTTTGGGCAGGTGCTAGGTGTCGAAGCTTCTTGTGCTGATAGCGGCTACATAGGTCAGTACGAGTTTGTCCTACATGGTGATAGCAACGGTAAGGTGCATCGTCAAGAAAAAGGTACTGACTTTGATGGTGCAGAAATCTTTAGTCTATATCAGACGCCATTTATTCATATGCAAGACCCAGAGCAGCGTAAGGTCATCCATACAGTCGCTACATACTTACGCTCTGAGGGTGACAATGAAGTTGCTATGTCGGTCTTGTATGACTACGAAGCTTTTGAAACATTAAGTCCTAACAACTTTACGATTAGTACAGAAGGCGCAGCAGCTTACTACAATGAAGCCCTTTACGACAGCACCGCAATCTTTGACGGCAATCCAGCACCAGTAGTAAGAACTAACGTATCGGGGTCAGGTAAGTCTGTATCTTTTAAGTACGTAACAAATGACACAAATGCGTCACACAGCATTCAAGGCTTAGTTGTGACCTTCGGAGTAGGAGATAGACTCTAATGGCAGGATACACCCGACAGTCAGTAGCTGATATTATTGCTAGTGCAATTATTAAAGCAGGGCCAGTTAATGCGGAGTATAACGCACTACGTGATGCTTTTGCTTTTAGTGGTGGTCACAAGCATGATGGAAGCTCAACAGAAGGTGCTTACGTACCTCTTATTGCTGATGTTGACGCAAAGAATAAAGTTGTAGTAGACACAACTAACAACCGCATTAGCTTCTATAGTGAAGTAGGTGGTGCTGCTGTTGAGCAAGTACGTATTAAAGACGGTGCAGTTGTACCTGTTACTGATGATGACATTGACCTTGGTGCTGTAGGCGCTGAGTTTAAGAATCTTTACGTTGACGGTGTAGGCTATATTGATACACTTACAGTACACGAGAATGCAACTGTTGCTGGTACTCTTGGTGTTACTGGTGTTCTTACTGCTACTGGTGGTGTTGTAGGTAATGTAACAGGTAACGTTACAGGTAATGTAACTGGTGATGTTACAGGTGACTTGACTGGTGATGTAACTTCTACAGGTACTTCTACCTTCGCTACTGTTGACGTTAATGGTGGGACAATAGACGGTACAACTATTGGTGCAACTACACCTGCCGCAGCCACATTTAGTTCTGCTACAGCTACTACTGTAGACATTAATGGTGGTACTATTGATGCTACAGTTATTGGCGGCACTACTCCTGCCGCTGCTGACTTCACTACAATGGACGCTACAGGTAACGCATCTGTAGGCGGTACGTTTAATGTAACAGGTACGTCTACCTTCACAGGTGCTATGTCTGCAGGTAGCCTTACCACTACAGGCAACTCTACTCACGCTACAGTAGACATTAACGGCGGTGCTATTGATGGCACTACTATCGGTGCTTCTAGTGCTGCTGCAGGTACATTCACTACAGTAACAACTACAGGACAGGCTACCCTAGCAACAGCTGACATTAATGGTGGTACTATTGATGGTTCAGTTATTGGTGGTACAACTCCACAAGCTGTAACAGGTACAACCATTACAGCTAACACAGGCTTTACTGGTGCGCTTACAGGCAATGTCACAGGCAACGTAACAGGTAATCTGACAGGCAATGTAACGGGCGATGTAACTGGTGATCTCACTGGTAACGTAACTGCCGCTACTGGTACAACTACACTGAATGACCTTATAGTTAATGGTACGGTAGACTTCACTAGCACAGCACTGCTTAACGTAAGTGATCCTACCGCTCCACAACACGCTGCTACGAAGAGCTATGTAGACACTGCAGATGCACTCAAGCTGGACAAAGCTGGCGGTACGATGTCTGGTGACATCACTATGGGTGGTAATACTGTAACAGGTTTGGGTACGCCCAGCGCCACATCTGATGCTGCAACTAAGGGTTATGTAGATACCTCTGTAGCTGCTGTGATTGATGCTGCTCCTGCCGCTTTGGATACATTAAACGAACTGGCTGCTGCGCTGGGCGATGACGCTAGTTTCTCTACTACTGTAACAAACAGTATTGCTACTAAGCTACCTCTTGCTGGTGGCACAATGACTGGCGACATCACTATGGGCGCTAATGCAGTTACATCGACTGCAGCACCTACTACAGATGATGAACTTACTCGTAAGGGTTATGTAGACACACAAGATGCACTGAAGTTAGACCTGACTGGTGGTACTATGTCGGGTGCTATTGCTATGGGTACATCTAAAGTTACTGGCTTGGGTGATCCAACAGCTAACCAAGATGCAGCTACTAAATTGTACACTGACACACAGGATGCTACTAAGCTGAACCTGTCTGGTGGCACTATGACTGGTGCTATCGACATGGGTGCTAACAAGATTACTACGACTTATACGCCTACTGATGCAGCTGATCTAACTACTAAGACATACGTGGATGGCATTCTAAGTTCAGCTACAGATGCTGCTGATAGTGCCGCTGCTGCTGCTACTTCTGCTTCAGAGGCAGCTACATCAGCTAGCAATGCTGCAACAAGTGAAGCTAATGCTGAAGCTGTATACGATAACTTTGATGATCGCTACTTGGGTGACAAAGCAAGTGCGCCAACAGTAGATAACGATGGAGATGCACTAGCAGTAGGTGCTTTGTATTTCAACACTACTGGTGGAGCTATGTATGTCTGGAACGGTAGTTCTTGGCAGGGTGTATCACCTGATCTAGTAGGAGACACAACGCCACAGCTAGGCGGTGACCTAGATAGTAACGGTAACGATATATTATTCGGTGACAACGACAAAGCCATCTTCGGCGCTGGATCTGACCTACAGATTTACCACGATGGGTCTGATAGTTATATACAAGATGCTGGCACAGGCGATTTATATATTAGAGGTTCAAATTTACAGTTACAAGATTCGGTTGGCTATGCTTACGCTGTTTTTACAGATTTAGGAACTGGTGGTAGTGTTTCGCTTCGTCATTCTGGCTCTGAAAAACTCGCCACCAGTGCCTCAGGCGTAGACATCACGGGTACTTTGACCAGCGATGGGCTGACTGTGGATGGAAGTGGCTCTATATCAACAGGTTCAAGTGGCGGTAGTGCAGCAAGCAACGCTGATGACTTTGTTGTTGAAGCGGGTGGAGATGGAGGTATCTCTATTCTTACGCCTTCCACTAATACTGGCACATTGTTTTTTGGGGACAACACTGCCTCTAACGCAGGGCAAATTAAGTATAGTCATTCAGGCGGCAGCTTTTCTTTTGTTACAGAACAAAACACACGAATGGTCATCGATAGCAGCGGCAACGTAGGCATTGGGACGAGTTCGCCTAGTGGCATACTCCAACTGCAAGCCAGCAATCCTGATATGTATATTACCTCTGCCGACACAGGACAGTCTGACATCTATTTCGGTGGTGTTACAAGCCCAACAAAAGGCCGTATCCAGTATTCAGACAACTCTGATTTAATGGCATTTTGGACAAACAGCACAGAACGTATGCGTATAACATCAGCAGGTAATGTTGGTATTGGTAATTCTACATCTGGTTTTAATGCTGGTGCAAATAATCTTGTAGTTGGAACTGGTAGTGGTTCAGAGGGTATTACCATATACGCAGATAACTCATCTAACAGTGCTATATTTTTTGCTGACCCTGATAGCGTAACAACTGGTCAAATAAACTACCAACACGCATCAAATGCTTTTACATTTCATACAAATGGTGGCTCAGAACGTATGCGCATCGATGCCAGCGGTAACTTGCTTTTGGGGGGTACTTCAACAACAGTTTGGAACGGGGCATCTGGTACAAAATTTATTATGTCAGGGTCTTCAAATACTATTGAAAGCCTTCAAAGTTCTACAACTAGCGCTGATCAAGGAGGCATCGTTGAAGCATACGCAACCTCGGTAACTTCTGGGTCTGCCGCCCTTGGGTCTATTGCGTTCCTTCGAGAAAACACATCAACAACTGCGCTAAACAGCTACACGGCGTTTTATACAAATAACGCTGGTACTGTTTTAGAACGTATGCGCATCGACAGCAGCGGTAATGTAGGCATTGGGACTTCGCCTAGTACGGAATTACACGTTGCGTCATCAAGCGGGTATGCAGAATTGCGCTTGCAGGGTGCATCTGGCAGCAGTGGGTCACTAGAGTTTTACGACAGTACAACAAAACGTGGCGACATCTATGTTGACCCATCTAGCAACATTGTATTCCGCAATATCTCCGAAACCATGCGCATCGACAGCAGCGGTAACTTGCTGGTGGGGACTACTGATAATAATGTTAGTGACAACTCTGGTGCTTCTAGTGGTGGTATCAATATTGGGACCGCAGGAGTTAAAGGTGTTATTTCTGCTGCGGCAGGTCAAACAGTAGCTTACCTAAACCGACTAGGTTCAGACGGCGACATTGCAGTGTTCCGCAAAGACGGCACCACGGTGGGGAGTATTGGGGTTGCTAACGGCATTTATCTTAAAATAGATACAAGTTACAGTGGCTTATTTTTTGACAGCACTAAAATTCTACCAACAGCAAACGGGTCTCTTTCTGATGGTGGGCAGGATTTAGGACGTGGTGCAACTCGCTTCAAAGACCTCTACCTCTCTGGCGTTGGCTATGTTGGCACTATTGAAGAGGCTAACACTACACTGTCA